TCATTTTTGCAATATCCTATTGAGTTTTTCTGCGGCATCCTTGTCCATTTTTTCTGTAACATGTTGATAAATTTTTTGAGTTATGGCCGGTGTAGAATGACCTAATCTTTTGGACGCAATTTTAGTTTCCACGCCATATTCTAACATCATGGTAGCATTGAAATGTCGCAAATCATGAAAACGGATATGTGGGAGCTTATGCTTTTTAAGTAAATCTTTAAAATGGTTGCTGAAGGTCCGGGGATTTATCATACTACCATCTGTTTTACGGCATACCAGTTTTTCTTTATAATCTTGCTCATTTTTCATACATTCTTCGATACATTTTGCACGATATTTTTTTAATATAGGAATTATATTCTCTGGAATAGATATTGTTCTTTTACTGGTCTCTGATTTGGGCGGTTTAAATATAAATTGCTTATCAACATATATTAAAGTTTGATTAATAGTTATTGTTTTTTCTTCAAGGTTTACATCCTTCCAGCGAAGGCCAAAGACTTCTCCCCGCCGAAGCCCTAGAAGACCGGCCAAAATTATTGGCAGCTCGTCTTCCGTTCCGGAAATTGATTTCAGAAGGTTATTGAAATTTGTCTCATCATAAATTTGAGGTTTAAAATTATTTGGTTTTGGAGCTTCAACCATATCAATCGGATTTCTCTCGATTAAATAATTTTTCATAGCATCATCGAGTGCTTTATGCAAAAGTCTATGCTCATGCAGGACGGTTGTCCCGCTATAACCTTTTTCAAATTCATCATTATAAAACCTTTGTATATCTATCGGTTTTAATTTTTGTAATTTAAAATTACCCAAAAAAGGGATTATATGTTTTTTAATATACACAGTGTAACTTTCCAATGTGGTTGGTGATAGGTTAGTACAATAATCCTCAAGCCATTGCAATAAATAACCTTCGACTGTTAACTTCGAAGGCTCAACAAAATTACCTGAAGCGATTCTGTCTTCAAGCTTATTGGCTAATCTTTTTACCTCTGACCTTGAATCTGCATATAGCCATTTCCTACGTCTCTTCCCTGTCTTAGGATCCGGGGGCAACTCTACTACTGCCTGCCACCGCCCATCTTTACGTTTAGTTATTGTGGCCATATTATCATTCCTCCTCTAACAAAACTTTTCCTAATATCCTTACATCACCTTTGCTAACTATCATAGGCTTATATTTAGGGTTAAGAGAATGAAGCTCTAAGGCACCGTTACGTTTATATACTTTTTTGCATGTTACAGCGCCATCAATTTCGATTATGGCGATTTCTCCATTTTCTACATCCGGCTGGCTATGAACCCACACGGTTGAACCGTTTTTAATGAGAGGTTCCATGCTATCGCCTTTGACTGTCAAACCAAAATCAGCATTTTTGGGGGCGTTATCTGCATTCTCTATAAAAGAATCTACATATTCCAACGGTTGCCCAGCTGCAGTTTGTCCAAGAATATATTTCTCAGTCATCTTTGCTTTTAAATAATTTGCATAGTTATATAACTCACGCTTACCATATTCAGGTAAGGAATTGAAAATCTCAACTAAGTTATGTGAATCTATGTCTGGTTCTCTAATGTTAGAATATCCAACCAACCAATTTACACTAACACCAAAATAGTCAGCTAACCTTTTAACATAAGTTAATTTTGGTTCTCTGAGTTCATTTTCATATTTACTTAATGTAGCTTTTGTAACCCCGATGGCGTTAGCCACATCTTCTTGTGACACATTTCTTTCTTCTCTAAGTTGTCTTAATCTGCTAGCAAATGTTTTTAATGATATTCCAGTCTCTTTCATTTTGTACAACCTCCTTTTCCTATATTATATCCAAAAGTTTATAAAAATGCTATATTTGTAACCAAAAATTAATAAAAAAATCTCAAATATAGTTGACAAAAGTTAACGATCTGTTTATAATAGAATTAAGGTATCCGAAAGTTAACATAGAAAAAGGGGGGTCTAAATAATGCAGAAAAAGTCAAAACCCAATTTTGAACTTAAGGCTCTAAGAGCTAAATACAGAATTACTCAAAGAGACATGGCTAAAAGACTTGGTATAGCTGTATCTTCGTACAACCAAAAAGAAAATGGGCTTAGGGATTTTACACTCACTGAATGTAAAATCATTTCTGAAATACTTAAACATGATCCGAAAACTCTTTTTTTTGAACAGGAAGTATCCAATAGTTAACTACATAAAAAATTAACCAGGGGAGGCAAACAATATGGAAATAGCAATATCAAAAAGAGAAAAAGAGCTGCTGGGTGATAACATAACCTTTAAAAAAGTTATTTTAACTGACTTCCAGCTTGGATATTTGGAGAACATCCTTGAAGAATACGCCGACAATGAAACAGTAAAAGCAATACTTGAGAACTTAAATCGAGAAGAAAGGTGCTAATACCCAAAATTTTTTGAACAGATAATGGACAAGGGGGGGAGGTGAACAGGATGGAAAAGACACTGGAAGAGCGAGTAGAGGAATTAGAAAAGAGATTGGCAGAACTTGATGATAAAGCCATTTCTAAAACAATCACTGTAAATCTTTCGAGTGAAAAACTTATAGACAAGTTAAACGAACTCTCAAATCAAATTCAGCTTTTATCAAAAAGGGTGCCGATGAACTAATCACAACCTAATTATCTAAACTTTTTCAACGTTTTTTCTAAGTCTTTCAAAGACTTGTTAAAGTCCTTTAGGGCTTTATTGCTGTCACGAATTGATTTTTCAGTAGTTGAATCATGTTGTAATTCAAACTTAGCTTGGCAGGCTGGGCATTGAATTACAGAATGATTCTTTAAAACTTTACCAAATTTGATTTTAAAGGTTTTCTTGCAATTTGGGCACTGAACTGTGAACGGTTCATCACCGAAAAAATCGTTCAAGTCAAAAGACAATTTAATCAACTCCTTTATCGGCACCCTTAATACTATTTCTACATTGATAAGGCAAATCCTGTAAGTTGACTAAAAAGAGGGAGGTGAGAGGGGTGGAAGAAGAAATGATACAGTTTAGGTATATTACTGATGACGAAAGAAAAAGAGATAAATTCCGTAAGCTGGTAGCTTCAAAGAATTTATCTCGGGAGGATCTGGTTTTAATATTAACATCCATTAGTTTGAATTACGATATTTTTCCACAAGGCTTGTTAGAGAAGACTCTAGGAATTCAAAAGTTAAGAAATACAAAAGAAAAACCAAAAAAAGTAAATTTAAAAAACATTACAACAAAGGCTTTAATCGAAGAATTACAAAGTAGAAAAGGAATAGAAAAAATATCCTTAGGGCAACCTTATTCACCCTACGAATTAAGAAAAAAATATGTTCCTTACCGATCTTCTGATGGAACTCGAGGGCTTGTTACTTCCGGTATTGTTCTCTTAATTTCTCCAGATGTGATAAATGATTAGAAGCACAATAAAAACACCATACAGTAGAAAATGTCTCAATAACATTTGACCCAAAATTTTTACTAATAAGGTATTCATGAATATATCCAAAATCATCTTCTTCAGGAAAATCAGGGTTGCTTAAAATATCTCGAGCTAAGTCACCTATAGGAAGATCCACGTCTTTAAAATTAGCAATCCAAGTTTTAAAGGTCCACGGAATTGGAGTTCCACTGGATAATTTTGAAATACTCATCTTAATAAATTACCTCCTCCCAGGAACATTTTACCACAATTCAAGAGAAAGGAGGGCAGTGATTATGTTTAAGGAAGAACTCGAAAGAGAAATCAATAGCATCACTCAACAGCTTAATGAATGTAACCAAATAATAGCTGAAGCCGTAGAAGCTACCAAAAAAGCAGACAAGCTCCGAACAAAACTAAAAGAACTTATGGTTGAATACCTGAAAATTGATACAGCAAAAGCCGAAATAAAGCCGCTTTTTATCTTTCAGGGCAAAACAAAAGACCTTCTCAAAGAGCTCCGGCAAGAGCTTGAGAAGGCACAAAACCACTCACCCTCATTTTACCACTGGTAAATGAGGGAATCAAGGGAGAGAAAAAAGGTGATAGGAAAAGACGTAAACAGTTTTTCTACCAAAGAAAACTGGTATGCATTGGTTATATCAATCCTTGGTAATTGTATTCCGGAAATAGCATTCAAAAAAATTGAAAGTGATCATCCCGACAAAGTGAAAATGCGGTACACCAGAGAAGATCTAAAAGATATAAACAAAATAAAAAGCTCCGGTGTAACGTATAAAGAATTGGCCGAAATGTATTGCACTACTCCAGATAACTTATACTGCCTTTTAAGTAAAGCAAAGAAAAAAAGGCAATTCCAGAAAGAAGGGAGGCCGAAACCTAATGCCAGACAAAGAAATAAAGTTTGAAATCATACAAAATCTTGGGATCCTCTCTACATCTCCAAAGGGATGGAGAAAAGAAATCAATTTGATCAGCTGGGATGGCCGAGAACCTAAATACGATATCCGGGATTGGGACCCTGAACATAAAAGAATGAGTAAAGGTATTACGTTGACAACTGAAGAGCTGAAAAAACTGAAGGAGGCTTTAGATAAGTGAAACTAAAACGAGTGCCCATTAAAAAAATCATTCCACCCGATTCACCTGGCGCAAAAATTACTATATCCGGAAAAAATTACATAGGCACCAAACATTATTTACTTCGGGAAGATATAACACCAAAGGCCTTTATCTCCGCAGTAAACGGCCTAAGTGAAATTAAAGTTCTCAACCCACCAAGTTTTGAAAGCTATTTCAAAGATGATTTTTATCATTGCTCTGATATAGACGCAGAAACTGAGCTTATTAAAGATAAAGTCATAGATGGTAAAAAGCTTTTAATTATTATGATCAAAACAGAAGCAGGCCCTGTTTATGTAAATTATGACTATTATTGTTACTTCAAAAAGTTAGGATTAGAATTTCGGTTTAACACACCTACGTTACCCATAGGCTTATTCAAAAACAATGAAATCGTCGGGATTTTATGCCCGATAGAATTAAAAAAGTAAATCAAAAGGAGAGAGAAACCGTGGATATGAACATCAGTATAAAAATCGACGCACCTGAATTGGCAGGTGCCATTCAAGCCCTGGCCGCAGCTTTGCTTGAAATGTCCAAACCTGTATCTGAATCCATGCCAACACCTGAACCAGAACCCACACTTGAATCTACTCCAGCCCCCACTCAAGTACCGATAACAAAAACTGTACAAGCATCGAATCAAACAGCAGCACTTACAAAACCGGCAGAGGCGTCCACTCACACCATAACCCTGGAAGAAGTCAGGGCCAAACTTGCGGCGCTGTCCCAATCCGGCAAGCAGGCGCAGGTAAAAGCACTCATTACCAAATTTGGAGCTAAAAAACTAACTGATATACCACCTGAAAAATACCCTGAGCTGCTAGCCGAAGCGGAGGGGTTATAATGGCGGACCACGCAATCCTTTCCGCCTCGGGATCCGAAAAATGGCTGACCTGCACACCCAGCGTCAGACTGGAACAGCAATTTCCTGAAGAAACAAGCGAGTATGCGGCGGAGGGAACCTTCGCCCACTCGCTGGCAGAATTGCATTTAAGACATTATCTGAATCCCAATAAAAAAACCAGATACCTTCGAGAATTGAAAAAAGCGCAGGAAAATCCATTCTACTCTCAAGAGATGGAAGATCACATCCAAACTTATATAGATATAGCAATTGAAAAAATTAATAAAGCTCGTGCCAGATCTAATGATGCTGTAATCCTCCTTGAACAAAAACTTGACTTTAGCCCCTGGGTGCCGGAAGGTTTCGGCACCGGCGACCTGGTTATAATTGCAGACGGGATTCTGGAGATCGTTGACCTTAAATACGGGAAGGGGGTGCCGGTCTCAGCGGGAAGAAACACACAAATGCGGCTCTACGGCCTGGGCGCTATAAATCAGTTTAACTGCCTCTACGACTTTGATACTGTGCGAATGACTATCGTGCAGCCGAGACTTGATAGCATATCTACCGATGAGGTTACAGTAGAAGATCTTCTGGCCTGGGGAGAAACCTACGTCAAGCCCAGAGCAGAGATGGCATTTAAAGGAGAAGGAGAATTTGTCGCCGGCGAACACTGCCGGTTTTGCCGGGCTCGGTTCACATGCAGAGCACGGGCAGAGGCAAACCTGGAACTTGCAAAATATGAATTTCGAGAACCGGCGTTGCTAACACATGAAGAAATAGCCGAGATCCTGTTCAAAGCTGAAGAATTACAATCCTGGGTCACCGATATAAAAACCTATGCACTTGATCAAGCAGAAAATCATGGCGTAAAATTCCCGGGCTGGAAGCTGGTTGAGGGTAGAAGCAACAGAAAATACGCTGATGAAGACGCCGTAGCCCAAACCCTCATTATCGAAGGCTATAAAGAAGAGGAGATTTACACTAAATCTCTACTCGGAATCACCGCCATGGAAAAGCTCCTGGGCAAAAAGCGCTTTGAAGAGCTTCTCGGTGAATTCATAATTAAACCCCCTGGAAAACCAACTCTAGTGCCGGAGAGCGACAAAAGACCAGAAATATCTTCCGTTGCTTCGGCAGTGGAAGATTTTAAAGAAAATATTATATGAGAAGGAGAAATGCGAGATGGCAATCACAAATTCAGACACCAAAGTAATTACAGGGAAAGTGAGATTCAGCTACTGCCATATTTTTAAGCCGGTAGCAATATCAGAGGGGCAGGAACCGAAATACAGCGTATGCCTGCTCATACCGAAATCAGACAAAGAAACCCTGAAAAAAATTAAAGCAGCAATTGAGGCGGCCAAACAATTAGGCGTCAGCCTATGGGGAGGAAAGATACCGGCCAATCTAAAGCTACCCCTCCGGGATGGAGATGAAGAAAGACCGGACCAGCCGGAATTCAAAGGCCATTATTTCCTTAACGCTACGTCAAAACAGAAACCCGGTATCGTGGACAGGCAATTAAATGAAATAATTGACTCCACCGAGGTTTACTCCGGCTGCTACGGGCGGGCAAGCATCAATTTCTACCCCTTCAACCAGGCGGGAAACAAAGGAATTGCCTGCGGCCTCAATAACATCCAAAAACTGGCCGACGGAGATTACCTGGGCGGCCGAAGCAGACCTGAAGACGATTTCGATGTAGTCGAAGACGAAGAAGAAGACTTCTTAGGTTGATGAGCTATGCGTGTATTGGGTATTGATATCGAGACATATTCCAGCGTGGACCTCGCCAGATGCGGGGTCTACGCCTACACAGAAGCACCTGACTTTGAGATACTTCTTTTCGGATACGCCTTTGATGATGAACCGGTGATGGTCATTGACCTGGCTCAAGGAGAGCAGCTACCACCAGAAGTTTTTGAAGCCCTCACAAATCCAAGCATAATCAAAACCGCATATAACGCAAATTTCGAAAGAACCTGTATAGCAAAATATTTCAGAATCCCAACCCCACCGGAACAATGGAGATGTTCCGCAGTCCATGCCCTTACTCTTGGCCTTCCAGGACACCTCGAAGAAGTAGCCAAAGCCCTCAAACTGGAACAGCAAAAAGACGCTGCGGGTAAAGCGTTAATACGATATTTTTCTATACCCTGTAAACCAACAAAATCAAATGGGATGCGGACCCGAAACCTTCCGGAACATGCTCCGGAGAAATGGAAAAGATTTATAGAATATTGCCGGCAGGACGTAGAAGTGGAACGGGCCATAAGAAAAACCCTGGAAAAATATCCGGTCCCAGAAAAAGAATGGAAACTCTGGCAGCTGGATCAACGAATAAACGACAGCGGCGTTATGGTGGACCTGGAGCTGGTCCGAAACGCCATAACCTTTGACACTGCATATCAGAAAAGACTTGAAAAAGAAGCCATTACACTCACCGGCCTGCAAAATCCAAAAAGCGTAGCCCAGCTTAAAGCTTGGCTGGAAGATACAGAAGGTATCGAAATAGAGAGCCTCTCAAAAGAAACAGTGCCAGTGCTATTGGAAAAAGCAGGATGCGAAACAGTTAAAAGAGTGCTGGAAATACGACAGGAGATGGCGAAAACCTCGGTCAAAAAATATCAGGCGATAGACAGGGCCGTCTGTCCTGACGGTAGGGTCCGGGGCCTATTGCAATTTTACGGAGCCAACCGGACAGGTAGATGGGCGGGAAGATTAGTGCAAGTGCAGAACCTTCCGAGAAACTCAATGCCGGACCTTGACCTGGCCAGGCGTTTATTGAAAGCCGGTGAATATGAACTTTTAGAACTACTATATGATAGTGTGCCGGAGGTCCTTTCTCAGTTGATTCGGACAGCCTTCATTCCATCCCCAAGATCTCGGTTTATAGTATCCGACTTCTCAGCCATAGAAGCCAGAGTAATCGCCTGGCTTGCGAATGAGAAGTGGAGAATAGATGTGTTCAACTCACATGGAAAAATCTATGAAGCTTCAGCCGCTCAGATGTTCAAGGTTCCGGTCGAATCTATTACAAAAGACAACCCACTCCGCCAGAAGGGCAAAATCGCAGAGCTGGCCCTCGGTTACGGCGGCAGTGTAGGGGCGCTGGTCGCAATGGGGGCTCTCAAAATGGGGCTAACGGAAGAAGAACTTCCAGAACTGGTGGCCACATGGAGAGAGACAAACCCAAACATAGTCCAGTTTTGGTGGGACGTGGGAAATGCCGCTATAAAAGCAGTCAAAGAAAAGACAACCGTTCCTTTGCATCACGGCATAGATTTCTCATATGAGTCTGGCGGGTTATTCATTCGACTTCCCTCCGGCCGCCGGCTGGCATATGTGAGACCAAAAATCGAGACGGACAAGCGTTTTGGCAACCCTATTCTTACCTATGAGGGAGTGGAGCAGGGGAAAAAATCCTGGGGCAGGATAAGCACCTACGGCCCAAAACTGGTGGAGAACATCGTTCAGGCCGTTTCCAGAGACTGTCTGGCTGAAGCCATGCTCAGGCTAGATGCCGCGGGATATAAAATAGCTTTTCATGTTCACGACGAAGTGATCCTTGATGTGCCCAACGGTTTTGGCTCCCTGGAAGAAGTATCTGAAATTATGAGCCAACCCATCCCCTGGGCTCCGGGATTACCCCTCAGGGCGGATGGCTTTGAGACTGACTACTATATGAAAGACTGACGGTCTTTCAAGAGGTGATACCTTGATTAATCAAAATCCAGCAACAAACCTGAAAATCAAATATGACGGCCCTCTCACTATTGCCATCGGCCGAAGCCGAAAGGAAACAAACTGGAAAAATCGAGAAATGCTCTGGTCACAGTTAGTTGAACGGCTAAGCAAAACAACCCGGACGGGCGAAACATACGAAGAATATAAAAAAATGACTAAAGCTCAGCAGGATGAAATTAAGGATGTCGGTGGCTTTGTAGGTGGAACCCTGAAAGGCGGCCGGCGTAAAACAGATTCTGTGGTTTGGCGGCAGGTGGTGACTCTTGATGCAGATTACATAAAAGGCGATTTCTGGGCTGCCGTAGAGACCATGTTGGGATGTGCGTGCGTCGTATATTCTACCCACAAGCACAGCCCTCAAAATCCCCGCCTGCGTCTCGTTTTACCACTTTCCAGGCCAGTGGCCCCGGATGAATATCAGGCCGTGGCCAGGCGCATTGCCGGCGATTTGGGCATAGATTTCTTTGATGATACCACCTACCAGCCCCACAGGCTTATGTATTGGCCGTCTACATCTCAAGATGGGGAGTTCTTCTTTAAATACCTGGATGAACCCTGGCTGGATCCTGACGAAGTCCTGGCCCGATATCCGGACTGGCGGGACCCGTCATATTGGCCCGAATCTTCCAGAACGAAAGAAGAACGAAAGAAGCTGGCGGAAAAGCAGGGGGACCCGCTGGAAAAACCGGGCATCGTCGGAGCATTCTGCCGCACCTATACTATATCAGCGGCTATAGAAAAATTCTTGAGTGATATATACGCTCCTGCGGGGGAAGGACGATACACCTACATCCCCGGTTCCACTACCGGCGGCCTGGTGCTTTACGATAACGACAAATTCGCATATTCCCATCATGCCACCGATCCCATCAGCGGAAAGCTGGTTAACGCCTTTGACCTGGTGCGGCTGCACAAATTTGGAGAATTGGACGAGGACGCAGATCCAGGAACTCCGACAGTAAAGCTGCCATCATATATGGCAATGCTGGATTTTGCCCGGAATGATGAAGCCGTTAAGCTAACAATGGGGGAAGAAAAACTTATTGAGGCCCAAAGTGAATTTGAAGGCCTGAAAGTTGATACTGGGACCGATGCAAAATGGCTGACAAAATTAGAAACCGACCGAAAGGGACGGTATTTAGCCACAATTGACAATGTCGTACTAATACTTGAAAACGACCCCAACCTAAAAGGGAAAATCGGCCTGAATGAATTTACTAAAGGTCCTGTCATCCTGGGGGATTTGCCCTGGCATAAAGTAAAAAACACGGAAGATGGGGATCCGTGGAAAGACAGCGACGATTCAGCTTTACGGCATTACATAGAAACAATTTACGAAATATCGGCGCCTACAAAGATAAGTGATGCTCTAAACGTCATCCAGGAAAGACACCGCTTTCATCCAATCCGGGATTATCTAGACAATCTTGTTTGGGACGGTATCCCTCGTGTGGACACATTACTTATTGATTATTTGGGGTCCGAAGACACGGAATACACCAGGGCCGTAACGAGGAAGACTCTGGCAGGGGCTGTCGCCCGAATATATCAGCCTGGGATTAAATTCGACTATATGCTGGTGCTGGTGGGGCCCCAGGGCATAGGGAAAAGCCTCCTCATTAAAAAGCTAGGCCAGAGATGGTTCTCAGACTCTATCAATACCGTCCAGGGAAAAGAGGCCTATGAGCAGTTACAGGGCGCGTGGATAATTGAAATGAGCGAACTGGCGGCCACCAGAAAGGCGGAAGTCGAATCAATAAAGCAGTTCATCAGTAAGCAGGAAGATATATACCGTGTAGCCTACGGCCGGCGGGTATCGAGGTTCCCCAGACAATGCATCTTTATCGGTACTACAAACGATCAAGAATTTTTACGGGATAAAACCGGAAACCGGCGATTTTGGCCGGTGGATGTCGGAATAATAGAACGGAAAAAAAGTTTATGGAAAGATATGGACCAGCATGAAATTGACCAGATATGGGCTGAAGCTGTGCAGATATATAAAAATGGAGAACAATTGTGGTTAGATACTGAACTCGAAAAAATAGCCATACAAAAACAGGAACAGCATACGGAAGAAAGTTCGAAAGCCGGCTTGATACAGGAATACCTGGACACCTTGTTGCCTGATAATTGGGACGAGCTTGATATAGGCGCCAGGCGGCGGTATATCCATGGGACCGAATTCGGAGAGACGCAGAAAGGAACGATACGACGGGACCGAGTATGTGCAATGGAGATATGGGTTGAGCTTTTCGAAGGGGATCCAAAACAGCTTACCCCTGCCCAAGCAAGAGAAATTAATGACATCCTCCGGCGGATGCCTAGGTGGAAACCCTATACCGGAGGAACAGGAAAACTAAAATTCGGAAAACTTTACGGCCTTCAACGAGCTTTTATCAGGGATGAAAATTCCATAAATTAGGGTATCCTTAAAGGCGTTCATGCGTATCCATGCGTATCCATGAAAACCTTAAGGATACGTATCCTTGGTATCCTGAAAAATTAAAAATCTCTATAGAAATAGAAATTATAGAAATCAGCGTATCCTTGCGTATCCTTAAAATCGGTCATGGATACGGTTAAGGATACGGCTCGAAATCAACAACCATAAGGCTTTAAAGGTAATCGTATCTATAATATCCTTATTTTCTATATAGGGATATACAAAAATAAAATATATAAATATATATGTACTCTATAATACGTATATATTATATACACGCGTATATAAGGATATCACGGATACGACCAGGAGGATTTACAATAAATGGAAGAATCAAGACTAGAACACCGACTCAAAAGAGAAATAAAAGAGCGAGGAGGTAAAGCCCTAAAATTCACATCCCCGGGTGAGGCGGGTATGCCTGACCGAATAGTTCTTCTTCCAGGAGGGCGGGCCGTATTCGTGGAGATGAAGGCTCCAAGCAAAGCACCTAGGTCATTGCAACGAAAGAGGGCTGAAGAGCTTAAAGCGATGGGATTTTCAGTGTATTGTCTGGATTCGGTGGCTGCTATAAATAACTTTATCATGGAGGTTTTTGGGTCGTGAAATTCATTCCGCACACTTATCAAAAATATGCCATACAGCGCATTTTGGAACAGCCGGCTGTAGGATTATTTTTAGACATGGGTATGGGGAAAACCGTATGCGCTCTTACAGCGGCCGCCGAATTGTTGCATGACCGTTTCGAGGTTACCAGGGTGCTGGTGATAGCACCTTTAAGAGTGGCCGAAGATACCTGGAGCCGAGAAGCGGAAAAATGGGATCACCTGAAATATTTGAGAATAGCAAAAGTTTTGGGGTCAGAACAACAGAGAGTAGCGGCCTTGAATTCAGATGCAGATATATATGTCATTAATCGGGAAAATGTAGAGTGGTTGGTAAATTACTTCGGAAAGCGTTGGCCTTTCGATATGGTAATCATAGACGAGCTTTCCAGTTTCAAATCTTCAAAGGCGAGACGGTTTAGAGCCCTTCGTAAAGTTCGACCTCTGATAAAAAGAATTGTGGGCTTAACCGGGACGCCGGCACCAAATGGATTGATTGACCTCTGGGCTCAAATCTATCTCCTGGACCAGGGTGAGCGGTTAGGTAAGACCATCACCGGATATCGTGAAAGATATTTTAAGCCGGACAAGAGGAGCCGGACCGTAATCTACAGCTGGAAGCCGAAACCTGGAGCAGAAAAAGCGATCTTTGAAAAGCTATCGGATATCTGCGTAAGTATGAGAGCAGAAGATTGGTTTGAAATGCCGGAAAGGATTGACCGGGTGATACCGGTTCAACTGCCGCAAGAGGCACAAGAACAATACAAACGGCTAGAACGAGATCTTTTACTTCCTTTTGCCGATGGGGATATTGTAGCAAATACCGCCGCCGTATTATCTAACAAGCTTTTGCAGATGGCTAACGGGGCCGTTTATGATGAAAATCGGGGAGTTAAAGTGCTTCACAATACAAAATTGGAGTTTTTAGAAGAAATAATTGAAGCGGCCAACGGAAAACCGGTGCTGGTGTTTTATGCATACCGGCATGATTTAGACCGGCTGAAAGCGTATTTTCCAAAAGCCAGAACCCTTGATACGGCAAAGGATATAAACGATTGGAATTCCGGGAAGATACCAATACTTTTAGCACATCCTGCCTCTGCCGGCCACGGATTAAACCTTCAGGCAGGGGGGCATATTATCGTCTGGTTCGGATTGGTATGGAGTTTAGAGTTATACCAACAAGCCAATGCAAGACTGTGCAGGCAGGGTCAGACACACAGCGTCATCGTTCATCATCTGGTGGCGGAAGGGACAATTGATGAGGATGTGATGAAAGCTTTAAGTGATAAAGTTAAGGGACAGGATGCACTGCTTGAGGCCGTTAAAGCAAGAATTGAAAAATATCAAAGGGAGATGCCAAAATGAGGGATTTTAAAAAAGATCTTGAGTTATGTGAAAAGGCGACACCGGGACCTTGGAAATATGCGAATACAGCCAATATGGGGCACGTTTTACAAATGCCGTATATCAATATACACGGTCAAAAAGTCATGGCGATTATTCTTAAAGAATGGACTCCACTTGAAAATATAAAGGATAATCTTGAATTCATAGTTCAAGCCAGAGAGGGTTGGCCTGAAGCTATAAAAAGAGTGATGGAATTAGAGGCAGAAGTGAAACGGTTGAAAGCTGAAAAAGAAGAACTGGCCAGGGAGATTAAAGTTTTAAAAGCGAAAATTGACAAGATTAAGGGGTTTGAAAGATGATAAAGAGATTTAAAGTTTATGGGTGTTTTTGTATAGCCGTAGAAAGTGAAGATGATAGAGAAGCCAAAGAGATAGTAGGACGTATTCTGAAAGCTGAAGGAATTGAACATCTTATCACGGGTGTGAAACTTATTCCAGATATAGAACAAGAGTTACGAGGTGTTGTAAGTGAACACGGTTCATAATACATCAATCAGTAAGGTTGCAAACTGGCCATGGAGACTCCCACCAGCTGACAGGAAAGACGGAGAAGTTCGGACCTATTATTTAACTCCGGAGGAACTTGAAAAATATAGAAAAAATCAGAAGGGAGAAAAGAAAATGGAAGAACATGTTATTTATAAAAATTCTGGTGTTGAATCAGGGATAACTCAAACGAAACCCTCACTTAAGGAAATACTTGAACAAGATTTTGCTACAGGGAAAAAGTCTATCGATGAAATAGCCAAAGGTCTTAATATAAGGCCCTCGGTTGTTAAAGCTGCGGCGGTGAGATTGGGATATATCAAAAAGAAGGAAACACAAGCAGAAAACCCCGATAATGGAGTAAGCAGAAAAATCGAATTTAAGGCGGCTACATTTAATGGCAAATTTGAATATAGATTTGCCGGCAATAAGATTTTAATAAAATAGGATAAACGCCATATGATCCTCATTGAACTTCAAAGTATCGATGATTTCGCTGCAGAAGTTAAGACAATAAAAGAAAAGATAAAGGCCATCCAGGGGGTGTAAGCTATGTTTGATTGCCTATATGAAAATCTTATCCTGGAAAGGGACAAGCTTATCGAGGAATATCCTAAAACCCATGAAGAAGAACGGATTCGTGTATTGGCCAGGCTGATGGCCATTGATGAAGATATGGAGGTTATGGGGTATGGAGAAAAAAGAAATGTGGCAGATACTCATTGATAAGGCAAAGATTGAGCTTGCCCTGGCTGAACAGGACCTACAAAATGCGGAACCGGATTTTGTTGTGGCCGCGGCCTATGAAGTAGTTGCAAAGCGAGAGAAGCTGAACGCACTCTTGCATCGGGCAAAAAAGGAGTTGATGACAGCATGATAAATATGCTTGCAGATAAGTTGGTCACCCAGGATCAAATACAATATCAAATACAGCAGTGGGTTAAGAAATATCGAAAGGTTTATAAAAAGTCTTATGGCAAAAACCGGAAAAGACTAAAAGAAATTGCCCATAGAATAAAAATCCTCCTGGAGGAAAAGGAGCGGTTGAAAAATGTGGGTGAGGAGGCTAATAGAGCGGATCATGCGTTATTTGCGGATAATAAGAAGCAACAATGCAGAACTAATCAGCGTAGGAGAATACATAGCATACAAGCAGCCGGAGATTTATAAAAACTTAAAGAAGTATAGGGATTATGTCAAACAACAAAGATCCAGTAAATTCGCAAAAGAGAGAATTAGGGATATTACAGAACAGATCTTAAAGGCGGCCGAAGTGAGGGGTAAGGATAAGTCCTATGTAGCAATTATGACCGAGCGGCCCAAACCAGGTAGGGGCGGGCTGCTTCCTGGGGAAGGAGATGATGCACTTTGAGTCACAAAGAACTTTTACAGCAATATACGGATTTGCAAGCTGAAATTAAGGATTTAGAAGACCGAATAAGAAAATTAGAAAATCAGGCCAATAAAATTGAATGTGATAGCGTGACAGGATCAGATAACAATTTTCCGTATACATTAAGAACTTTTCATATTGAAGGTTATAGTGATAAAAAACAACGAAGGTTAAGCCGATTAAAAAAACTTTTAAGCAAGAGAAAAGAAAAGTGCGAAGAGATGAAGTTAAGGATTGAAGAATTTATAAACAGTATTCCGGATTCCAAGACACGAAGAGTTTTTCAATATCGTTATATCGACGGTTTATCTTGGCAGGCAATTGCTAGTCGAATTGGAAAGCATGATGAGAGCTATCCAAGAAAAATTATTCACGATAAATATTTAGAGAATCCGAAAAATCCGAATTAAGTGTGTTAATATGATAATAAGTGGTAGTATAGTTAGAATGAGCATCGGGAAACCGGTGCTTTTTATATGGTGGAAAAAATTATTTATGGACAAATTCATAAATACCTTCAATATCTTGATCATTTTGATAGACTCTAAATCCATTAGATTTGTAGAACTTTATTAATTCTTCTACGGTAATATCATCAACCAATGGGCTAATACTTAGAACCCTAATAGCAGCACAGTTATATTTTTCCCTAACAAGCTTTTTGAGACAGTTTAGTAGTTTAGTTCCTATGCCTTTTCTTCGAGTACTTACTTTTAGATTTTGAATAATTACTTCGCTGCAACAAATATCTGGTGGGCTAAATTCTAAGTAGCTATTAGGGAAATCATGAAGAGTCAATTTTAAGGTATTCGGAGGTATATTCTCTATGTTATATTTCAATTAAACCACTTTCCTTTTTTTATTGATAATTATATCATCTTTATAGCAGGAAAACCCTTCTTTTTTGTCGAAGTAGGATGGGAAAGGAGGGGAGAAGATGGATTATTATAACATAATTGATGAATTCATTAATGATTTGCAAATGATTTTAAATGATAATGCTCCAGAAATAGACAGAAATATAATAGATGATATAAAAGTAGACGCAAGTGAAGCGCTTAATAAGATTCTAGTTAAATATAAATTAATTGAGCCTTAAGGCTCTTTTTTTATACTAAGGTGTGATGCTAATGCCATCACGACCGAATTTTTCGACAATAGCAGGACTTCCCTTTTCCGTGTAGAAATAAGACGGGGAAGGGAGGGAAGAAGGATTATGCAGACCTTTAGTAATCAAAGAATAGAAGATATGCTTAAAAAATATGAGTTAACTCAAGAGGAAATAGAATTTATTAAGTGCTCTCAAACTCCTACAACAATGGATATGAATCAATCAAGAATAATATCGGAATTAATATTAGCAAAAACGATTGAACAGTCAGTTAATAAGATGCTTAAATCGAATAAAGAACTTCAGGAATCAAATGATTATCATAATAATAAAATAAGAATGCTTACAACAGCTTTAGTTTTTGTAGGTGTTGTTCAAGCAATATCAGCATTTATTCAAATATTTCATTAGAGCCTCGGGGCTCTTTTTTCATACCCAAATAAAAAAAGGCCATTATGGCCTATCGTGAATACCGAGTTTTTCTTTTAAAGCATATTGAAGCACTTGAGAAAAGTTTATATTCGCTTTTTCCGCTGCTTCATTAAGCCATCGGGGAAGCGTAAGAGTTTTATTTATACTTTTGTTAGCCATTTCATCACGAACGGGCGGCATATAAACTTCGATAAGGTTTATGAAAGCACCTTTAGGGACTTTAATTTTTTCTGGTGGAGTAGGTATTGGTATATGTTTTTCTTCTTCTTCAAGATTATAAATAAAAAGTTCCAAAGCATCTTTAGCCATATAAAGTGCTTCTTCAAGATTATCTCCTTCTGTAATACATCCAGGTAAATCAGGAAAGGTAATTGTATATCCGCCGTTACCGTCTGGGTCAAAGATAGCCGGAAAAATGTATTTATCCGCCATAATAAAACCTCCTTAAATTATTTTATATAAACCTTAGCAAGAGGGCTTTATTTAAGCCCTGCTTGCTTTAAGATTGAATTCAATGTCTTTGGTTTTAAGTCTTTATTGTGATACGGGATTTGAATTTTATTCGGGTTAGATGGATGAATCATATGTATGTGAGAGCCTTTTTGATTTTTAATTTGCCATCCGTGTTCCTTTAGAAGTTTGATTACTTCTTTCGGCTTCATTTTCCCTTCCTCCTGACAATTATATAATAACACATGTTATTTACACGTGTCAATAGGTTATATAAATATAAAAATATTTTGTAGTTTTTATATGTTTAAGGTGTATAAGCTCTGCGCACTAAGAGCGGGTCCTTCCAGAGGGGTGGGGAGGTTGCGGGTCTGGCGAGCCCGAAATTTTTCTAGCGACAGGGCTGAAAAATTGGTTTCCGTTTCCATTTCGGAGGTTTCAAAATTTCGGAGGTTTCAAAGAAAGGCGGTGAAACCTTGGGTGAACAAAAATCAAAGCTTGTCAGTACTTCAGAATTAGCGGAAATACTTGGTATTACAGATAGGCGCATTCGTCAGCTTGAAAAAGCCGGTATAATCTCAAAAATTAGCAGAGGAAAATACGATTTAGCCGCTGCGGTGCAGCAATACATTTCATGGATTAAATCTCAGTATGCCGAAACGGATGAAGAGCTAGATCTCAAAAAAGAAAAGACGCTGCTTACCCGGGCCAACCGCCAAAAAGTTGAATTAGAACTTCAGATTATGCGGGGTGAGCTCCACCGGTCTGAAGATGTTCGCCGAGTAATGAATGACATGCTCGGAGCTTTTCGTGCTCGCTGCCTTGCTATCCCGTCGAAGGTAGCGCCGAAGATTCAGGGCAAAACAGATCTAGCCATCATACAAGACATTATAAAAAAAGAGGTTTATGAGGCACTATCGGAATTGGCCGACTACGATCCGGAGGTATTTTATAGACAGAGCAAGGATAAGCTCGTCCTTGATGAAGATGATATAGAAGAGGCGGCCACCGAAAAGGAGACGCCACGCCGTGGCAGTGGGAAGAAAAAATGAACTTTATAGGCTTTTTCGGGAGTGCGCCCAGGTTGTTTCACCACCTCCGGATCTAACCGTATCGCAATGGGCTGATCTTTATCGCAGGCTATCTCCTGAATCATCTGCGGAGCCTGGGCAATGGAGGACGGACAGAGCTCCGTATCAAAGAGAAATAATGGATGCTATCAACGATCCAGCAGTAGAGACAGTAGTAGTAATGACAAGTTCACAAGTTGGTAAAACTGAAATTCTTTTAAACATAATCGGCTATTATATTGATTACGATCCTGCGCCTATTATGGTCATACAACCTACTTTGGAAATGGCTAAGGCTTTTTCTAAAGATCGTTTGTCGCCGATGATAAGAGATACTCCGGCATTGCGGGGCAAAGTCAAGGATGCCCGGGCGAGGGATTCCGATAATACTGTGCTGCATAAAAAATTTCCTGGTGGGCATATAACCATAGTTGGCGCTAACTCGCCAGCCAGCCTGGCTAGCCGGCCGATTCGTATACTGTTGGCCGACGAGGTTGACCGTTATCCAGTTAGCGCAGGAACGGAAGGGGATCCGCTTATATTAGCGGAAAAGCGTACAACGACATTCTGGAATAGAAAAAAAGTTTATGTCTCGACACCAACTATAAAAGGAATAAGCCGCATAGAAGCGGCTTTTTTAAGTTCCAGTCAGGAAGAATGGTGCCTGCCCTGCCCCAGTTGTGGTAAATACCAGCCTCTAACCTGGGCACAGATGCGCTTTGAGGATGTAACCCATGAGTGTATATACTGCGGTGCTCGGCATGGTGAATTTGAGTGGAAGGCCGGCCAGGGGAAATGGGTAGCAAAAGAGAAAAACTTTAGAATACGCGGCTTTCACCTTAACGAATTGGCTAGCCCATGGAAACGATGGGAGAAAATTATAGAGGAATTCCAAGAGGCCAATAAAGAAAAAGAAAGGGGTAATATTGAACTACTCAAAGCGTGGATAAATACAACTCTGGGCGAGACATGGGAGGAACAAGGTGACGGTATTGAAACAAATGACCTTTTTAAACGTCGTGAGAATTATGGCTGTGAAGTGCCTGAAGGGGTACTGGTGCTTACTGCCGGGGTAGATGTCCAGGATGACCGACTTGAAGTTGAGGTTGTTGGATGGGGTAAAGACAAAGAATCCTGGGGTATAGAATATCGTGCTATTTACGGAGACCCCGGCCAGCAGGCTGTGTGGCAGCAGCTGGATGATTATCTGAACCGGACTTGGAAGTATGAGGATGGCATGGCCATTAGTATTGCTTGTGCCTGTATTGACTCCGGAGGACACTTTACACAACAGGTTTACGATTTTTGTAAGCCGAGAGAGCACCGACGGATTTTCGCTATCAAAGGCCAGGGCGGCCCAGGGTTTCCTTTGGTGGGACGTGCCACCAGAACTAATCGTAAGCGTGTCGCATTGTTTCCGGTGGGTGTTGATACTGGAAAAGAATTAATTTTATCACGACTTAAAATTGAAGAAGAAGGACCAGGATATTGCCACTTTCCGCGAGAACCAGAGAGAGGGTATGATCAGGCTTATTTTGACGGTTTAACCTCAGAAAAAAGGGTTTTGCGCTATCACAAAGGACGGCCCAGGTTTGAGTGGATCAAGCGGCCAGGTACTCGCAACGAACCTTTAGACTGTCGTAACTACGCCACAGCAGCGTTAGAAATTTTGAATCCCAATTTGGAAACTCTTGCTCAAATACCAAAAAAAGATTATTACAAACAAAATGCTCCAATGACAGGAGCACCGCGGCTGCGAAGACGCATCCTGAGCCGGGGCATCAGTGTTTAGAAAGGTGGTGAAGGCATGGCATGGACGCTAGATGAAGCAAAACAACATCTGAGAGCCTGGCTTGATGCCGAACTAGCGGTATCGACCGGCCAGCGGTATAAGATAGGCACCCGCGAGTTGACTCGAGCAGATCTCGGAGAAATAGCAGAAAGAATATGTTTTTGGAGCAATGAAGTTACGAGATTAGAACGGGGGAGGGGTGGCGGTGCTCGCGTCCTGCGGGTTGTGCCGCGTGACCTATGAATATAATCGATAAAGTAATTGAAATCATATCACCTGAACGGGCTTTGCGTCGGCAGGCTGCACGTCGAGCTCTAAAGATTCTGAGCAGCGGCTATTCAAACCATGGTGCTAGCAGGACAAAAAAGTCTCTTGTGGGTTGGAACTATAGAGGAGGATCTCCTGACGACGATATTACTGATAATCTTGATATATTACGGCAACGTTCTCGGGACCTTTATATGGGAGCCCCATTGGCCACCGGCGCTCTTAAAGCATTTAGGGCAAATGTGGTAGGCTTTGGACTAAGGTTGAAGGCACAAATTGATGCAGAATATCTCGGAATGACCGATGAAGAGGCTGATAGATGGGAACGTAACGTTGAACGGGAATTTGCTTTATGGGCTAAAGATTGTGATGCGGGGAGAATGCTAGATTTTTATGAAATGCAGGCCCTGGTGTTCCTTTCTATGCTCATGAGCGGAGATGTTTTTTGCGCTCTTCCGATGATCCAGCATCCGGGGAACCCCTATATGCTCAAAGTTCTTTTGATAGAGGCAGATCGAGTATGTAATCCAAACGGAGTATTGAATGACCGTATACGCGGGGGCGTCGAAATTGATGCATTTGGGGCGCCTGTAGCTTACTATATAGCCCAAAAACATCCACTGGATGCTAGGGCTGGGGCAAATAGCTGGATTCGAGTGCCGGCCTTTGGCATGAAGACTGGCCGCAGAAACATCCTTCACATTATGGAATTTGAGAGGCCGGGCCAGAGACGTGGGGTGCCGGTCCTTGCACCGGTCATTGAAGCCTTAAAACAACTAACTCGTTATAGTGAAGCTGAACTTATGGCTGCAGTGATTTCCAGTATGCTCACTGTCTTCATAACCTCAAATACAACTGAAACACCATTAGGCGAAGCAATCTCTGTTGAACAGCAAGTAGATACGGTTGATCAGAATAGTTATGAATTAGGCAGCGGCGCTATTATAGGCCTTGCGCCAGGTGAAGATGTAAAGATAGTAAATCCGGCCCGGCCCAACTCTACTTTTGATGGCTTTGTCACTTCAATGACACGTCAGATTGGCACTGCTCTGGAGATTCCTTATGAGTTACTGATTAAGCACTTCACAGCAAGCTATTCAGCCAGTAGGGCAGCTTTACTGGAGGCATGGAAAACGTTTAGAATGCGTCGTTCCTGGTTGGCGTCTAAGTTCTGTCAACCAATTTATGAGGAATTCCTCTTCGAAGCAGTGGCCAACGGGCGCATCGAAGCCCCTGGATTTTTTGACGACCCTGTAATTCGTAAGGCATATGAGGGGGCTGAGTGGCATGGTCCGAGTCAAGGGCAAATCGATCCGCTTAAAGAAGTTAATGCGGCTGCTATTAGAGTTAAAGAAGGATTTTCTACGAGGGCTCGTGAGGCGGCAGAGCTTACCGGTGCAGATTTCGAGCGAATGATTCGGCAGCGCATCCGGGAGGAGCGAATGATGAGAGAAGGAGGTTTGCTTAATGACACATAAAGCAAAGAAGTTCTGGAAATTCCGCGCGATGACGAAGAATAGTGCGGAATTATTACTCTATGGCCCTATTAGCGAAACAAGTTGGTGGGGTGATGAGGTTACTCCGAAACAGTTTGCAGAAGATCTAAAAGCTCTTGGTGATATTACAGAACTTACGGTGCGTATTAATAGCGGCGGCGGGGATGTGTTTGCCAGCCAGGCGATTTACTCGCTCCTTAAATCACATGAGGCCGAGGTCACCGTTTATATTGATGGGCTGGCGGCCAGCGGGGCATCAATTGTTGCAATGGCCGGTGACAATATAATTATGCCTCGAAATGCTATGATGATGATTCACAATCCTTGGACAATTGGGGTTGGAAATGCCAATGATTTCCGTAAACTTGCCGACGACCTTGATAAAATTAGAGAAGCTATGATAGCAGCGTATCAAAATAAATCAGGCATTGACCGTGACCAACTCATTGAGCTATTGGATGCAGAAACATGGTTAACTGCAGAAGAAGCTATAGAATTGGGCCTGGCAGATCATATTGATGAAGAAAAACTGGTTGCGGCCTCACTGCGCTCTTCGATTCTTATTGTGAATGGAATGGAATTTGATCTTTCCCGTTATAAAAACAGGCCCAGGGCAATTGCCGCAGAACCGGGGAAGGAGGTGAGCAAAATGGAATTGACAGAAGAAATATTGATACAGCAATATCCTGACCTCTATGCTGAAATTCACAGAAAGGCTTTTGAAGAAGGTAAAGCGGCCGGTATTCAGGCTGAGCGGGAGCGCTTTAGAGCTTTACAAGAATTAGAGACTCCCGGATGCGAAGAAATCTTAAACAAAGCTCGTTATGAAACCGGTCTGACTGCCGAGCAAGTGGCTCCGGAAATAGTTAAAGCGCTTAAGGTTCACAGGTCCAATTTACTTAGCGCTCTTATGCAGGACGCGGGTGAGTTATCAAAGATTCAACAGTTTGGGCCAGTTCCGGACAAAGAAATTGAACGCAAAGCCATGGCTGAAAAAATGGCCAAAGCGGCCAATGAAAAGAGAGGAGTGAAGTAAAATGGCGGAGATTTATACCCCTGATAACCTATTTGCCGGGCATACGATGCCTAAAGTAACTGACAGCGGTGTGATCGCTGCAGGTCAGAACCTACCTAGAGGGGCTGTTCTAGGAAAGGTAACTGCTGACGGTAAACTTAAATTATTGGATAAGAATGCCACTGATGGCAGCCAAAACGTTTATGCCATTTTGGCTGAGGCGGTGGACGCAACCAGTGCTGATAAGACGGCCGCCATCTATTTGACTGGAGAATTCAATGAAAATGCGCTAATCCTTGCTTCCGGAACTACGGTTGCAGATATTAAAACCGCAGCACGAGCTTTAGGAATTTTTATTAAATCTGCTGTGGAATAGAAGGGAGGAAATAACTAATGCCTGTTGATCTGTTTGATACCAGAACTATGTTGGAAGCTGTGCGGCAGATCCAGCCTGTCCGCACCTTTTTACGGGACACTTTCTTCACCAATCGACGAACCTTTGATACCGAGTACGTTGACGTGGATATCGTGAAGGGTAAGCGGCGCATGGCTCCTTTTGTAAATCCGCGGATGGCTGGTAAGGTAGTCGAGCGTCTTGGATATCAGACTCACACCTACAAAGCTCCTATGCTTTCACCGAAATTGCCGACTACTGCAGAACAACTGCTGAAGCGTTTACCCGGCGAACCCCTTTATTCCGGTATGTCTCCGGAAGACCGGGCGGCCGAACAGCTGGGTAGGGATCTTGCAGAGCTAGATGAAATTATCACACGCCGTGAAGAATGGATGTGCGCCCAGGCTTTATTTAACGGCCAGATTCATATTGTGGGTGAAGGTGTTGATGAAATAATTGACTTCCAGCTTACAAACAGGGAAGCACTTGCAGGGACAGCTTTATGGAGTGATGCCAATTCCAATCCTTTGGCTGACCTAAAAAGGTGGCGGCAAACAATAATCAAAGAGTCCGGTTTTAATCCGGATATAGTTATTATGGCGTCGGACGTAGTTGATGCTTTTTTAGGTAATACAAAAGTAAAAGAATTACTTGACTTACGTTTGGTAGATACCGGCCAGATAAATCCACAGACCCTGCCAAACGGTGCCACATATATTGGTCGTATCGCTGAGGTTGGGGTTAATGTTTACAGCTACGATGAATGGTATTTGGACGATGATGGCACCGAAAAACCCATGGTGCCGGCTAAAACAGTGCTCATGGCAAGTACGACAGCTCGTTTTGACTTATTATACGGGGCTTACATTGAACATGTAGAAGGCGGAGGAGTCCAGGTCTATGATATTCCCCGGGTACCCAGATCCTGGGTAGAAAAAGATCCTTCGGTGCGTTGGGTGCAGATGATTTCCCGCCCACTCCCTGTGCCTCAGCATATTGACAGCCTATACGTTGCTACCGTATTGGCATAAGGGGGTGTCGGTATGGCTGTTAAAGTTCTTTGGCGCATAAAAGCGGATAAAATCTATGAGCCCGGTGAGGTGATTACCGGGCTTTCTCCTTCTGATGAAAAAAGGTTGGTAGAACTTGGGGCAGCTGAAATAGTCCAAGAGAAAACTACGAAAGACATCAAAGTAGCGGATGACCCTGTTGAAATAAAAGGTCTTCACGCCGCACTCAAGATTATGACGAAAAAAGAGTTATTGGCCTATGCCGAACGGGCGGGCATAGAAGTTTCTGAGAAGATGAAAGTTGATGATATCATAAACTTGCTTCTAAATGATGCAAGGGAGAAGGGCGTAGATGTTGAAGCGTTAACAGACGAACAGCTGAGGGTTTTTGGCAATGCCATTGGCATTTCAATCAATGAAGATATGACTAAAGAACAACTCCTCGATGCTATTGAAGCTCATTTTGGAGTGTCAGCTGATGCTTAGATTAAAAGATTTAATTGCATCTGACTTATCGGCCTTTTTCAACCTGAACGAATTCGCCGAACTACATAACATTGATGGTCGTCTGGTACCTGCCGTAGTAGACAGTGACATTCTGAAAATCCGCAGCAATGATAAAAGTGAACAATATGATGGTGTCTATAAAGGTGAGGTGGCTATATATGTTAAGGCCGTCGATTTTCCTTCTCGCCCGATCTTTGGCCAGCAGATGCGTCTTGATGGGAAACTCTATTTAGTAATCGAATGCAGTGAAGCAATGGGCGTCTTGGAAATTGTGCTGGGGGCGAATGAGTCATGATTACAGTTGATGCAAAGCAGCTTGCCAGGGCTGAGTTATTACTGAAGACAATACCCAATGGAGTTGATAAAGCGGTTGTAGCAGCCCTCAACAGGGCGGTTGAGGGTGCCAGGACTGATGCCGTAAAAAAGGTACGGGAACGGTACTATATCAAGGCAAAAGATGTAAAGGATACCATTGAGATTAGGAAGGCGTCTTTAGAGAATCAGGTTGCCATTATCAAGGCATCCGGCAGCCCTATTGCCCTGTCTAAATTCCATGTGACACCCTCCAGGCCTCCTGCTAAAAGGCGTGCAAATCCCATAATCGTCAGGGTGGTGCGGGGAGGGGGCGGCCCTATAAAAGGAGCTTTCGTGGCCAAAATGCAATCAGGGCATATAGGAGTGTTCAGACGTGTGGGTAAGACGCGTTTACCTATCACAGAGCTTTATGGTCCATCGGTACCGCAGATGCTAGGCCACGAATCGGTTACCGAATATATAGAGGAAAAGGCCCGAGAGCGCCTTGAAAGCCGGCTGGAGCATGAGATAAATCGTTTATTGAGGGGTGTAGGTAAATGATCACGCCCGTTTTTTTACTTGACGAATTAAAGACATTTCTAGAGCAAGTTGTGGAGAATTACCGGCTGGAAACTAATCAACCGGACAAAATAAAACCTCCTAAGATCGTTATAGGCTATCTACCGCCGAAAGCTTCAAGTCAGGAGCCTGACTTCCCGTTTATAATTTTGCGGTTAGTGAACGGGATAGACGAAGAAAAAAGTGCTAGTGTTACGCTTAAGATTATTGTCGGTGTTTTCTCCGAAGATCCGCAAGACGGATGGCGTGATGCCATAAATATCATACAACGTATATGGCAGGAGCTTTTTAAGCGACGAGTAATAGCCAAAAGATATAGAGTCGAATATCCTATGAAGTTTGAAATACCTGAAGAGCAGCCGTATCCACATTGGATTGGTGTCATGACAACAATATGGACGGTTGTTCATCCGGTCTTGGAGGAGGAGTTTATCTATGGCGAAAGTGAGTAAATCCGGTCCCAAACCGGAGCAGCTAATTTACTGTGGGCCTAATATTCCGGGCGGTGTGCTACAGCGTTATACCGTCTTTAAAGGTGGCTTACCAGGTCATTTAAATGAGCTTTTCGATAAATGTCCAGCGATTAAGCAACTATTTGTTCCAGTAAATGAATTCACCAGGATGGAAAAAGCTATCGCTATAAAAGGCACTCCCGAAAATGCGTATTTTAACGAAGTCTTGAAGTTCGTTTCGAAGGGTGGTGTATAATCAATGTCCTATAAGCACGGGGTGTATATTTCCGAAGTTCCTACTTCCGTTACCCCGCCGGTTCAGGCCACTGCGGGCCTGCCGGTAGTGTTCGGTACAGCTCCTATAAACCTGGCGACAGAACCTGCGCCGGTAAATAAGCCGGTGCTTTGCTATACTTATGAAGAGGCCGTGAAGCAGTTCGGTTATAGCAATGACTGGGAGAAATATACCCTTTGCGAGTTTATCAAGTCTCATTTTGCCTTGTTCAACGTGGCTCCGGTAGTGCTAGTAAACGTGCTGGATCCGGCTGTTCATAAGAAGAGCGTAACGGGGGAGAGCGTTACTCTGGTAAACGATCAGGCGGCACTGGCCAATACCGGGGTGCTGAAGGAAACCGTAGTGGTGAAGAGCCAGGATGGCAGCATCACTTATGTTGCTAACACTGATTACCTACTGACTTTTGATGACGAGGGCAGGGCTGTTATCACCCGGGTGGCCACCGGGGCTATTCCCGCAGCGGCTACTCTTAAGGTGGATTATGAGAATCTAGATCCTACTATGGTGACCGCGAGCGATATTATCGGTGGGGTAGATGTTGCAACCGGTGCTTACGAAGGCTTAGAATTGGTGAACAGAGTGTTCCCCATGTTCCGGTTGGTGCCGGGCACGGTGTTAGCTCCGGGATGGTCCCACGACCCGACTGTGGCTGCGGTGATGGTGGCGAAAGCCAGTAATATCAACAGTCACTTCAAGTGCATCGCTTTAACTGATGTGCCCACTAGCGAGGTCAAGAAGTATACTGACGTGCCCAACTGGAAAGAGACCAATAATTATACTTCACCGCGCCAGGCTGTTTGCTGGCCGAAGGTGAAGCTAGGGGATGAAGTTTTCCACCTTTCTACTCAGCTGGCTGGGGTAATTTGTCGGACCGATGCAGAAAACGATGATGTACCATATACCAGTCCTTCAAATAAAGTCCTTCAGGCCAATGGTGCGGTGCTGGCCGACGGCACTGAAGTAACTCTGGGCCCGGACCAGGCGGCTTACTTGAACGGTCAGGGGATTATAACGGTCTTGAACTTTATCGGCGGCTGGAAGGCTTGGGGCAATAGGACCGGCGCTTATCCGGCGGTGACAGATCCTAAAGACGCATTCCTGCCAATTCGTCGGATGTTCGACTGGATTGCCAACACTTTAATTCTTACATTCTGGCAGAAGGTTGACTACCCAATTAATAGACGGCTGATTGATACCATTGTCGATAGCGCTAATATCTGGCTTAATGGCCTTGCAGCCCGAGGCTTTATCCTTGGCGGTCGTGTAGAGTTCATTCCAGCCGAGAACCCGGATACTGATTTAATGGATGGAATTGTGCGTCTCCATGTGTATGTTACCCCGCCGTCGCCGGCCAGGGAAATTGACTTCATTGTTGAATATGACCCGCAGTATCTGAAATCATTGTTTGCCGCGTAAGGAGGTGTGATGATTGAACCAGGTACCTGAAAAATTGATTAATTTTCGGGTATATGAGGGTGGAGTGGATCTCCTAGGTATCGCTGATGTGGAGCTGCCCAGCCTTGAGGCAATGACTGAAACGGTTAAAGGTGCGGGGATTGCTGGCGAGGTAGAAAGTCCGGTCCTTGGCCATTTTGGTAGCATGACTTGTACTATAAATTGGCGAACTGTTGTAAAGTCTATAGCTCATCTTGCTGCGCCGCGGACCCATAACCTGGATTTTCGTGGTGCCACGCAGATGTATGATGCCAGTTCAGGAGAATACAAAGTCCAGTCGCTTAAAGTTACTGTTAGGTGCCTTCCGAAAACTACTAACCTTGGCAAATTGGATGTAGGTACCACAGCTGATGCGTCAAATGAGTTTGAAGTAATATATCTGAAAGTATCCATCGATGGAAAAGAGATTGCGGAGATCGACAAGTTCAACTATATTTGCAAGATTAACGGAGTCGATTATTTGAAACAGGTACGGCAAGCCTTGGGACTTAACTAAAAAAATAAGGCCCACCACTTTCTTTTCGTTGGTGGGCCTAATATTCTCAATTTTTATCCTTAAAATATCTTCTGGCAAATTTTATGCGTCGTTGGAGAGTGAATGGGGAAATATTTTTACCTTGTTTAGATTTTCCATCTCCGTATAAATTCTCTCCAATAAAGATAATGAAAGCAGCAGCACCTATGATGAATCCAGGCCAGAATAGTAATTTCCCGAATGTAACTTCTAAAATACTTCCGACTATAATTCCGGGTATTGTTGAAAGAGCCAATACGATCGTCCAGATAAACAGTCGTATGGCAATATCTAGAATACCCATAATTTTTCACCCCTTTAGTTTTCATTATATCACGAAAGGAGAAGATAATTCATGGAAAAGATAATATTTTCTAAGCCGTGCGTCTTTGAGGAAAAAGAATATAAAGAAATAAACTTGGATTTAGAATCTTTGACAGGGCAAGACCTGATTACGGCCGCAAACCAGGCTAGGCTTTTGGGAGACAATTCGCCTGTGCCGGAACTATCGAAAACATATTTGGCCGTAGTAGCGGCAAAAGCTGGTAAGGTACCAGTTGATATGATTCTATCATTACCGGCAAAGGACTTCACAGCTATTACAATGACGGTTCAGAATTTTTTACTCGGTTAGGGCTTAATAGATTTGTTCGTAAAACACTGATGGAGATCAGTTTAAGGCTAGCAATGAATACCTTTACACCAGTTACATTTTGGCTCGGTATGCCCGTCCTTGAACTGATTGATTGGATTGAAGAAGCTGTGAAGGTTGCCCAGAAAGGGGATGGGCTAATGTATGGCACGCATGTTTGAGATTGCCTTTCAATTGGCTGGCAAGATAAATTCATCATTTGGAAATGCTTTTGCATCGGCTGAAAGCAAGCTCCAGAAAATGAACCAGCAAATATCATCGTTAAAAGCCGAAATTAGGGAACTGGAAAGGGCACAGAAGGCCGGAAAAATCAGCGCCGAGGAATTTGCAGCGTCTTATTCTAAACTTACCGAACAGCTCCAGAAGACAGAAAGGGCTCAAAAGAATCTTGCCAGAGCAGTCAATCTTCAGCAGCGGGTAGCAGATTTTCGCGGGCGAATGCGGGCTGGAATGCTCGGGGCCGTTGAAACCGCAGTGACCGTTGGCGCCCCAGTAAAAGCGGCCATAGATTTTGAATCCGCCATGGCCGATGTGCGAAAGGTGGTAGATTTTGAGACACCTCAGCAGTTTGCGGCGATGGGGAAGGATATTTTAACTCTATCCACCAGGATTCCTATGGCCGCAAATGGTCTGGCGCAAATCGTTGCTGCAGGAGGTCAGGCAGGCATTGCTCGTGAGGAGCTTTTAGGGTTTGCCGAAAGCGCCGCTAAGATGGGTGTTGCCTTTGATATTACAGCGGAAGAAGCCGGCCAGATGATGGCTGAATGGCGATCGGCGTTTAAAATGAACCAGGAACAGGTCAATACTCTGGCTGATCAGATTAATTACCTGGGTAACACGACAGCGGCATCGGCGCCAAAGATATCCGAAGTAGTGCGCCGTATCGGGCCACTTGGTGAAGTGGGTGGTGCGGCGGCGGGAGAAATAGCCGCCCTAGGTGCGACAATGGTTTCAGCCGGTATAACTGAAGAAATTGCGGCGACTGGTATAAAAAATCTAATTCTTGGCTTAGTTGCCGGCGAAAGCGCCACAAAATCCCAGGCCGAGGCTTTTGCAGCGCTGGGACTTAATGCCAAGTCAATGGCTAAAATGATGCAAAAGGATGCCCAGGGGGCTATATTGAAAGTATTACAGGCCCTACAAAAACTTCCGGAATACAAACGGACGGCAGTATTGAGCGACCTTTTCGGGAAAGAAAGTATAGGGGCTATTGCGCCGCTCCTTACCAACCTTGATGCATTAAAGGAAAATTTCAAAAAGGTTGGTGACGCTACGCAATACGCCGGCAGTATGCAAAAAGAGTTTGAAGCACGGGCCGCTACTACAGAAAACAGCTTAATATTGCTGAAAAATCGCATTGCAGCATTAGGGATATCTCTTGGAAATATCATGTTGCCATACGTAAACGACATTTCTAAAAAATTGGCGGTCGCAACGGAGTGGATTCAAAAATTGTCTGAGAAACATCCGGGTTTAACCAGGGCAATTGTGCTGGGAACTGCGGCAGTTCTTGGATTTAGTGTGGCTTTGACGGGGTTAGGCTATGTTGCCAGCATTATTATCAGCCCATTCGTAAGCCTTTATTCTTGGATAATAAAATATACAGTCGCTACTGAAGCTGATGAAATAGCGACAAAAAAGGCAACTGCCGCGCAAAATGCATGGAACTTGGCTAAAAAGGCAGGACAAGGATTACTAAATGTCGGACGTCTTACCGTATATTATACTAAAACCTTAGCGATTGCAGCTGCTACAAAAGCCTGGACCGCCGCACAGTGGCTCTGGAATGCGGCTATGAAAGCTGGCAGCGGATTACTTTCTGTGGGGCAAATAGTTTTATACTATACCAAGATGTTGGCAATCACAGCCGCGACCAAAGCATGGACGGCAGCGCAGTGGCTTTGGAACATGGCTATGAGTGCCGGCAAAGGTTTGCTTTCAGTGGGGCAGTTGGCACTTTACCATGCAAAGGTGTTGGCAATTACCGTAGCCACCAAAGCATGGACAGCTGCACAGTGGTTATGGAATGCGGCTATGAGCGCCAATCCCATTGGATTGGTCATTTTAGGAATAGGGGCACTTATCGGAGCTGGATACTTATTGATAAAAAACTGGGATAAAGTAAAAAATTGGTTTATTACTCTTTGGAATGACCCGTTAGCGGCTTTGAATCAGTTCGTCGCAAGTATCCGTGAGAAGTTTGCCGGTATTTTCGGCTGGTTGGAGAAAGGATGGAATAAACTGACTTCTCTATTTGGTGGAGGTAAGAAAAAGGCTACTGTTGAATTATCAACCGATGCTCTGCCTGGACATGCCGAAGGCGGAATTTTTAATAAACCGCACATTGCATGGTTTGCAGAGAATGGAGCCGAGGCGGCTATCCCGCTGGATGGATCATCAAGAGCTAAATCTATATGGGCAAAGGCCGGAGAAATGCTAGGAGTGAATCCGACTGGCGGAGCCAGCATAATGTATGCACCAGTCTATAATATTTACGGTGAAAGAGATGTCGAGAAACAGGTCAGGCGTGCTGCTAAATCTGCTGAAGATGATTTTGCAGCGCGTTTCAAGGCTTACCTGCGTCAGGAGAGGCGGTTGAGTTATGCGTGAGTATGTGACGGTGCAAGGTGATACATGGGATCTAATAGCATATAAGGTATATGATAACGAAGCATATATGAATAAACTTATTGAAGCCAATCCAGAACACAGAGAGACGGTATTTTTTAGTGCTAATGTAAGACTTAAGGTTCCAGAAATAGAAACGCCGATTCCAACAACTTTACCGCCCTGGAAGCGTGGTGAAACATAATGGGCGAGACAAGACGGGCTAAACTCCTTTTGAAGTATAACAACAGAGATATTTCCGCTGATTTGGCTCCTTATCTGTTGGACTTCTCATATACTGATTATGCTAGTGGAAAAGCTGATGATATCCAAATTACATTAGAAGACAGGGCAGGCCTTTGGCGGTCCCCCTGGATGCCGGAAAAAGGGGCAATTATTGTAGCATCTTTGCTGGTCCAGCACTGGGAGCGGGCGGGGCAGGCTCAGAAACTACCATTAGGAACTTTTGAAATAGATGAAATTGAGTACTCTGGGCCTCCAGATACAGTCAAGATAAAGGCGATCTCCGTGCCAGTATCTTCTTCCCTTGTCGATGAGGACAAAACAAGAGCCTGGGAAAAAACACGGTTGTCTGTTATTGCCAAAGATATTGCTGGTGGTGCGGGTTTGAAGCTCCTGTATGATGCCGACTATAATCCGGAGTATGATCGCATTGAACAGACAGAAGAATCGGACTTGGCATTTCTGCTCCGGCTCTGCGAGGATGCAGGATTGGCCCTAAAGGTTACAGATAAACAAATTGTAATTTTTGATGAGAGTAAATACGAACAGATAGCACCTATCATGACTATTATCAGGGGTAAATCTTCATATATCTCCTATTCGGGCATATCTGCTACTCGTGAGGTTTACTCGGCAGCTCGGGTTGAATATAAAGGCGGCCACGATAAAGAAAGCATCAGATATACCTATACACCGCCGAACCGTCCCAAGACAGGGAAAACGCTTGTCATCAACGAACGGGTTACCAGTATAGCTGAAGCTGAGCGCTTGGCCAAAATGAGGCTTAGGCAGAAAAACAAAGAAGAAGTAAAGTTCAGCATAAACATGATGGGTGATATCCACCTAGTTGCTGGAGTCACGGTAATGATTCAGGGTTGGGGCAAATTCGATGGCAAATACTTCGTAGAAACAGCCGAGCATAGCGGACCGGGATATACGACAAAGCTGGAATTACGACGCGTGCTGGAGGGATATTAATGAACAATATATTAAAAAACCTAATCCGGATCGGGCGTGTATCGGCTGTGGATCCTGCAAAAGCAACAGCTCGGGTTGTTTTCGAAGCGCATGATTTGGTTTCTTATGATCTTCCTGTTTTGCAACGTCAAACGATGAAGAATAAAGACTACTGGCTCCCGGACGTCGGAGAACACGTAATCTGTATTTTCTTACCTACCGGAAATGCGGAAGGGTTTATTCTAGGCGCTATATATTCTAAAGAAGACCAGCCCCTAGTAACTAGCCCGGACAAACGGGCTATATTTTTTGAGGATGGATCTTTTATCGAATACGATAGGGCATCACATATTTTGACGATTAACGTCAAAGGCCCAGTTAATATAGTAGCATCCGGCAATGTTAATGTGAGCGGTGATGTGGTAGCTGATGGAATATCTTTAAAAAACCATATTCACCCGGAAAATGATTTAGGCGGTCCAACAGGTCCACCTTTGAAATAGGGGGTGGCAGTTTGATTGGAGCTTTGGGTAACGTAGTATTCGTTGTTTCAGCTGATATTATACGCACTTTTGAAGATTTTGAGCGTAATACAGAGGGTCGATGGGCTAAGCACGATATACACCTTGCAAAACCTAAATCGGAATTTTTGGGTCCGGACCTTGATACTATCAGTTTTTCCATGCGTTTTGATGTGGCCTATGGCATTAATCCCCGCAAAGAAATGGAAGCTTTAATGGAATTGGTGCGGTCTGGCAAAGCGGTTCCGTTGGTGATTGGGGGCAAAGGGTTAGGGGTTAATTTATGGAAAGTTAAATCATTGAAACAGAAATGGATTCATATTGATAATCGAGGCAATGTCCTGGTGGGTATTGTCGAGGTGGTTTTGGAGGAATATGTATGATGGGGGTGATTTGCTCTGGAGGAATTCGAGGTTGTTGCCGGCACTGGCGAAATTGACTTTGCGCCGTCTTCGGAAATGGCTGAAATCCTGCAAAACGTGAGAACTATTATTAGTACTCCTAAATATTCTGTTCCTCTTAATAGAGAATTCGGAATTTCGGCTACTATGTTAGATGAACCTATATCTATAGCTCAAGCCAAATTGACGGCAGAAATAATCTCAGCTGTGAGACAATGGGAACCAAGAGCTGTGGTAACGCAAGTCACTTACGAAAGTGATGCCCGTGAGGGTGTTCTCCGGCCGAAAGTGAGGGTGAGGTTAATTGAGCAGTTTGAAAAATCTCCCACAAATTGAGTTTGTTTCGACGGATGTGGAGGAAATCGAGGCGAATATAATAACCGTTTATGAGGGTATTTCAGGGCGCAAGCTGGCCCCAGGCGATCCGGTCCGCCTTTTTTTGCAAGCGATAGCGGCTATAATTGCTCAGCAAAGGGTTTTAATTAACTATGCTGCCAAACAAAACCTCTTAGCATATGCAGAGGGAGTTTACCTGGATCACCACGGCGCGAAATTTAGCGTCGAAAGATTACCAGCGCAGCCGGCCAAGACCACTGTTCGTTTTACTCTTTCAGCACCTCAGCCCCAGGATGTAATTATTCCGACTGGCACCAGAGTAACACCGGATGGTAAGGTGTTCTTTGTTACTACTGCGTCTATCACAGTTCCGGCTGGGGTTACAGAAGTTGATGTAACGGCGGAATGCACTATATCGGGAAGTATCGGCAATGGCTGGCAGCCTGGGCAAATTAATACGTTGGTCGATCCTCTACCTTGGGTTAAATCAGTATCTAATATAACGACCAGTTCAGGAGGGGTTGATGAGGAGGATGATGACCACTACAGAGAGCGCATTCATCAGGCTCCAGAAAGTTTTTCGGTTGCAGGGCCTGAAGAGGCGTATAAATATTGGGCGAAGACAGCGCACCAATCTATTATTGATGTATCGGTGACTTCTCCTTCGCCAGGAGTGGTAGAAATACGCCCCCTGCTTGAAGGGGGACAGATCCCAGGACAGGAGATTCTTGATGCTGTTGCTGAGATTTGTAGCGATAAAAAAAGAAGGCCTTTGACGGACCATGTGATAGTATTAGCTCCGGAAATTGTCAATTATAATATCCAGCTGACTTATTGGGTTAGCGCTGAGAATGCGTCTATTGCCGCGAGTATTCAGGAGGCAGTTACTAAAGCGGTAGAAGATTACAGGGTCTGGCAGTGTTCGCGATTAGGCCGTGATATCAATCCATCGGAACTTATTGCCAGAGTAATGAAAGCAGGTGCAAGGCGGGCAGAAGTAACTGCGCCGGTGTTTATGCAGCTGGAACCTACGCAGGTTGCCGTTGCTAACACTATCACGATAAATTATGGAGGCCTTGAAGATGAGTAATATTCAGGATATAAAACTTGTGGACCTTTTACCCCTTAACATTGCACAAGATCCGAAAATAAAGGCTGCGGCTGAGGCAATAGATAAAGAGATACTGGCGGTTACACAAGCAATAAAAATGTGTTTGGTGCAAATTAACATTGATGATTTGCCTGAAAAAGGTTTGGATATGTTAGCATGGGAATTACATGTCGATTTTTATGAGCCGGATCTGCCGATAGAAACTAAACGGGTGTTAGTGAAAAATTCTATTCCCTGGCATCAACGAAAAGGGACCCCATCTGTGATGGAAGAATTGTTAAGCGCAATATTTTCTCCCACGATAGTGGAAGAATGGTGGGAATATAACGGCGAGCCTTATCATTTTCGAGTATTTATAGGCATAAAAGAAGGAACTTCTCTTGAATATGACAAAATAATTTCTTCTATCGACAAGGTAAAAAATAAGCGATCGGTATTAGATGACTTAATACCACTTTTTACTTCAACACTTTCAATAAATATATCGTTTAATAGATGGCTGTCCGATATATTGAGACGATGCGGCACGATAAATACCATTGAAGCGGAAATAATCGCTACCTTTGGCAGGAGATATGGATGCTTCTTATCCGAAATAAAGCAACGCTGGTTTTCTGAACTACTCCCTAGAGCGAGTCAGGCAACATTCATGATGGGCAATGGTTTGACATACAATAGGGTGCTAACGGATAGCAAGACTAGCTTTTTCTCAATTGTCTTACCAAGAGCTAGCGAGACAACCTATTGCGGATTGGAGGTATACGCATGATTACCCAGGATGGGCTAAATTATATTTTTAGTGCCATCAAAGACGGGCTTTTGAAAGCGCGTGCGCTTATTAATGGGCAATATCAAGATATTGAAATACAGCAAATTAAACAAGAATCAAATTCAATACGAATATATGTCTATATTTCTGAGCAGATAACAGGCCAGATTACGCGTTATCAACTATTACTCAACAACGGCAAAGTATTTTTAGATCGTTCCGAGAATATCACTAAAGACGGCACGCGTGGCCTGCTTACGCTATTTGAAATCAAGATGCAGGAGGTGTAATGAATGCCTGACTACGAAAAGATAACCTGGTATGACCGTGTCGTAGACCAAAATGGGCAGGTGATCCAGGAAGGCACGCCTCTATCGGCCACTAACATGAACCGAATGGAGGCCGGCATTGATTTGGCCGCTAATACGGTCGGAACACTGGTGATAGAGGCTCTGACACAGATCAATGTGCTGAAAAAAGAGCTGGATAAGTGGCAAAATCAAAAGCTGATGCAGGGAACGGTATACATTTACAACAAGTTCGTCATAGAAGGTTGCATCATCTCGGCGATGCAGAATTCACGATACCTTCAGATTAGTAGAACCGGTACCTATACTGCGGGGGATGCAAGCAGAGTTTATGTAGATGGAAAGCAGGTGCTTATCTATGATGATCAGATGATAGCGATGGTGCCAATGGGAGATGGTTCGACCAACAAAGACTACTACACCTACATCGATTATGATTCGGCTGCCGGAAGATACAAGGTATTTCTAAGAGAAGCCTCTCAAGTGCCTGCGGGGAAATTGCTTCTTTACAAAATTACAGTCCCAGCAACAGACCAAAATATGGACTTGTCAGCGGTAACGATTACAAGCGTAAGACGTATTGAACAGGGCAACGTTTATTACACAAGTGACCCCTATGCGATTGTGTCGTTGCCAAGCTATGCTTATTCACAGTTGAATTACCCTGACTATGATGTGGTTTGCACAGTTGAAGACGCAAGCGACATGCAAAGAGTTGGACAACTCATCGTTTATGATAAAACAGCAAATGGTTTTAAAATCAAACACACGGGGGCAGCTGATAACGTCAAGGTTAGATGGACTATACTCAATCCGAATGTAAAGTGAGGTGATGAAAAGTGCAAATAATTGAGCAGAATGAAGGTGCAAAAATTGGCTACACGGTGGAAGGAGCACGAATTACCTTCGACGGCAAGCTGACGGTAGACCTGGAAGCAGAACAGGAGGATGTGCAGAAAATTGTAGATGTCTCGCTGGACAACGAAGGTAATCTAATCCAAGGCGTGGGCCAATGGTATGTAGCCAATATAATTATCCCGCCCAGGGAATACTCCATAATCGAAAACGAGAACGGTGAGCAGACGATAACGGCCTTACCCGTAAACAGGGAAAAGGTCGTTTTAATTTTGTGGACTTTACCTAACAACAATAATGGAGGTGCTTACTAATGGCATTTGTATTTTCGATTAAGGATAGCTATAGGGCTGCCGTGGAAGCTGCCAGTGGTGGCAAAAACACGGTATTATATGATGACCTTGGGTATCCATCTATCATGACCATAGTTCCCCGCTATAAACTGAGCGATATCGACCCAACATGGCCTTCCGATCCTCATCCGGCCTTCATTGTTAATGACCGGATAATCGACGAAATTTTTACCTCAAAGTTCCAGAACGTAGTGGTGGGCGGTCGAGCGCTTTCCCTCCCCATGCAGGACCCGAAGGTCTATGTGAACTTTGACCAGGCCAGGGGCTACTGCACCGCCAAGGGCAAGGGCTGGCACTTAATGACAAACGCTGAGTGGGCCGCGATTGCCCTTTGGTGCTGGAAGAACGGCTTCCTACCGCGGGGTAATAACTATGCCGGAGCCGACCACGGAGCACTGTATGAGAATGGCCGCAAGACCTACGACTGGATTCTCACTTACAACTGGAATAATCGGGCCTATAAGATTGACGGCGCGAATTATTACCATGTAGGCCGGGTGGCCACGGGGAGCGGGCCCGCCTCCTGGTACCACGACAACACCCCCTTTGGCATTGCTGACCTGAACGGCAACGTTTGGGAGTGGGTCGACGGACTGAAACTCCACGATGGCAAGATATACGTCCATGGCGCCGGCGGAGTGGCCCAGAACAACTTCGAGACCCAGAACAACAGTCATGATGTGACCGGCTGGGTGGATACCGGAGCATTCTTCGACAGCACCGTGGCGAGCGATACGACTCAGACAGACCACGAGATAGCCGGCGATCCCATTTTAAGCCCGGACCGCACTAACCCCATGTATACCACGGACCCGACAACTGACGCCTATTACGGGTGGGAATTCGTTAGCTTTGAAAGTCTGACTGCCGAAACCGGTTTCACGCCCCCAGCCATGTTAAAACATCTGGCTATCCAGCCCCCAGGTACCGGTCTAGGTGGCGACGGCCTCTGGGTGCGTAACTACGGCGAGCGCCTCCCGATCCGGGGCGGGACTTGGGCCAATGGTTCCCATGCGGGGGTCTTCGCCCTGAACCTGCACCGCGCCCGCTCGCGCTCGGACAGCAGCCTCGGCTTCCGCGCGGCTTTTATTCCCGTGTAATCTGGGTTCTGAAACCTGAAATCTGTTGGGCGGGCGACAGCCCGCCCACCCAGTTCTTGAACACGGGGGTAAAAGCCTTGGCTGAGGAGTTGAAGGTTCTACAAAAAACCTACGACATGATCCAATACGGCTATATTTGCCTGCGGCAGTACCCCAAGAGAGAGAAGCACACTTTGGCGGCCGAGACCAAGCGGGCCATGTTTGAGTTGCTAAAGGCCATCATCATGGCCAATAGGCGATACTACAAGAAGAACGCAATCCAGGAGGCTGACGTCCAGTTAGAAATCCTCCGCCATTATATACGGCTTGCAAAGGACCTGGAGTTTCTACCCATCAAAAAATACGAGAACTGGTCTAAGATGACCACAGAAATAGGGAAAATGATTGGCGGCTGGCTTAAGTCAGCCCGTTAATCATTTTGGGGAGAAAGCCAAAGCGCCTCCCGATCCGGGGCGGGAATTGGGACAATGGTTCCAATGCGGGGGTCTTCGCCCTGAACCTGAACAACGCCCGCTCGAACTCGGACAACAACATCGGCTTCCGCGCGGCTTCACCCTGTAGCCAGAAGTGGCCGGCTTACGGGCCGGCCTCCAGCGCGCAGGGGTAAAGGGGCTTTCTTCCCTGCCGCGCCCCGATATCGGGACCGGCAAAAAACTGAATTGCCGGGAAGGCAGTTAGTAACCCGCGAGGGCGAAGGGTGCCACGCCCGGCGCCTCTTTTTAGAGGTGATGACATGAAGAAACTTAAGGGGCTATATCCTAAGATTTATGATTTCGAGAACCTTTTGGAGGCATACAAGAAGGCACGTAAACGCAAAAGGTTCCGACACGAAGTCCTGCCTTTCACCCGTAACCTTGAAGAAAACCTGATCAACATACAAAACGAGCTGATCTGGAAAACCTACAAGGTAGGCAGGTATAGGGAGTTCTTCATCTCCGATCCGAAGAAACGGCTAATTATGGCATTGCCATTTAAGGACAGGGTGGTTCAATGGGCCATATACAGGGTGTTGAACCCGATCTTGGAGCGGCGCTATATCTTGGATAGTTATGCCTGTAGGATAAGTTGCGGCCCTCAACGGGCAGCCGATCGACTGCAATACTGGCTTCGCTACTTGGACAGAAGGTATCCAAGAATTTATGTTCTGAAGCTGGATATAAGTAAGTATTTCTACCGGGTGGACCACGACATTCTAATGGGTATCTTGCGGCGGATTATAGCCGACAAGGATCTCCTCTGGCTTTTAGAGACCATTATCCGGTCTGAGGATACGAAGTTCGGTATTCCCCTGGGCGACCACGGCTTCGAGTGCGAGAGGGTCGGGGGAGTGGGTATGCCTATAGGCAACCTGACAAGTCAAATGTTTGCCAACCTTTATCTAAACGAGCTTGATCAGTATGCCAAGCATGTCCTGAGAATTCAACATTATATCCGATATATGGATGACGTGGTTATTTCACATCCGAATAAGAAATATTTATGGCAGCTTAAAGATGAGATTGGTACATTCCTGGAAGACCGTTTGCACTTGGTACTCAATAACAAGACCACCGTCCGAACGGTAGACCAAGGCGTCGATTTCTGCGGGTATCGAATATGGCCCACCCACCGCAAGCTCCGCAAGAGTACGGCCCTCAAAATGAAACGGCGTCTGAAATACCTTCAGCAGGCCTATGCGCGGGGTGAGGTCAGCTTTGATGAGGTGAACGCCACCGTGCAGAGCTATCTCGGGCTGCTCAAGCATTGCAATAGTTATAACTTGCGGAAGAAACTTTTTGAGACCTTGGTGTTTATTCGAGGAGGGGATACCGGTGAACAAGACGATAATAACTTGGCCGGAAGGTGACGCATATGCCTGGTTCTGAAATTGCACAATACGGAATAGGCTTTTTTGCTGTAGCAGGTCTGATCTTCATAGTGGCTCGCTATTTTGATGGCAAAAACGACAATAACTTAGCCGAGGTAATAGAAAACAACACGAAAGCCCTTGAGCAGGTGACGGCAGTGGTGCAGGCTATCCAGTTGTCTCTCACACGGCAGGAGGCCAAGATTGACGAGCTTCTCGAGAGGGCAAGGCGGTGATAGCCATGAGGGGTTTTTGGAATGATCCAGATGGCTGGAGCCTGGCGGACATAGTAACCATGCTGGTACTTCCTGTTTGGATGTATGTGGCGGTGAAATTCGCATTAGCCAAAGATTTGTCCGGGAACCAGGTGGATTATTTTTTGGTCCTTAGTTACCCGCTCTTGATTGCTGTGGGCGGCAAGATGTTGAGTGGGCTGCCGCTTCCCTGGCCAAGGCGGAGCGGCTTTTCTATAACTCCGCAGCAACAACCCTACTATCAGGAGACCTATCAAGCCACACAAGTTGCTGAAGTTGCGGCGGAACCTGTGGCTCCGGATGGTTCTCCCGAAAAAACAAACTTTTAGGAGGTGCGTGTCATGAAAATAGTTATCGACCCCGGTCATGGTGGCAAAGACCCGGGAGCCGTTGGACATTCTGGTCTAAAGGAAGCAAATGTTAACCTTCAGGTGGCCCTAAAGGTCGCCGAGAAACTACAAAGAGCAGGGCTTAGTGCGAAGCTCACCAGGACAACTGATGTCTTTGTGGACCTTCAGCCTCGCTGCAATATCGCTAATTCATGGGGAGCCGATTATTTTGTGTCGATTCACTGTAACTCAGCTGGCACTCCCCAAGCATACGGCACGGAAACCTACTGCTATAAATTCGGTGGTAAAGGAGAGATTTTGGCAAAGGCTATACAGGCCGAACTTATTGCAGCGACTGGGAGAGCTAGTCGCGGAGTTAAAGAGGCGAATTTTTATGTGCTTCGCAAGACCAACATGCCTGCGGTGCTGACGGAACTGGCCTTTATCTCGAATCCCGAAGAAGAACGCCTGTTGGCTTCTGCCGCTTACCAGGAAAAGTGTGCCTTGGCTATTACAAAGGCAATAGGCAAATTTATTGGGGTGGATATTGCCCAGCAAGCGCCTCAACCTGAACCACCGCAGGCACCAGCCGCCGATGCCAACAATGTAATCTATAAAGTGCAGGTAGGCGCATTTACTCAGCGCGAAAACGCCGAACTCCTGGCGGCAGAGCTACGCTCGAAAGGTTATAACACCTATATCGTGAGTGAAAGGAGAAATGGATAATGGAAGAGCTGGTTTTGAGGTTAGTTTATGACATTCTGGCCATCCTGATTACCATAGCCGTGGCTATGTTGATTGGGTGGCTTAAGAAAAAGCTGGGGGTTGAAGGACTAAAGAAGGTTCAAGAAGAACTGGCAGCCAAGCAGGAACTGGCCCTGCTGGCAGTTAAAGCCGTAGAGCAACTATGGGGTGGCGTGCTCCATGGCGACGAAAAGGTCGAGAAGGCCACCGAGATTATATCCGAACAGGCAACCAAAATCGGGTTGAATATTTCTTCCGAAGAAATCCGCACTTTAATCGAATGGGCAGTGCGAACCATGAAAGATGAATTTGGCGAGGAATGGGCCAATGCTACAAAAGCGACGGCATAAAGACACCCCCGGTTGAGGCCGGGGGAAATTTTATACCTGACGGGGAACACTAATTTTGGCAGAATTTACACTATTGCCATGGGAAGCAGAACCCCCATGGCTTTATTTTTTATTGCACCGATTACAGTTATATTTATTAAGCAACGCAGTAACCTCATCATCGGGAAATTCATAACCCGAATAATTAGAGGATTTATAACCGGACCCGTCATACTTCAAATTAATTGAAGATATAAACATCGCACCAGCAGGGTAAGAAACAATCTTTTCACCATTAAAATATTCTTCATTGTCATATTTTCGGTGAAGATATGTATATAGTTGCCTTTTTGTTTTATTATAAATTGGGTTCAACTGCAAAACATATGCATCTGAACAAATAGAGGATATTTTATCGGGTATATTTACAATACACCATTGAATAAGATTCTTAAGGGACATATTCTTTTTGAAATTATCAATATTTAGTGCTGAAATTCTTTTGTTCAGTTCATTGCGTGGAAATATTTCCAATAGCCTTTCAGGATCTTGAACGCATCGAAGGATACCAGAATCTATCAACTCTGAAAATTCATCATTACGCATAACACCAACAATCTCTTTCTTGTGATACAAATGTTCTAAAAGAAAGGTTTTTAAAGCAATCTGTGCTTCACTGGAAAGAGCTTCAATGTTAGATACTGATTCTGCAAGATTCAAACTATCGGCAGGTGGAGGGTTTTTGATCTTCCTTGAATCTGTTTCTGCGGAAAGATTAATCATTTGTAGTTCGATTGCTAATCGGTACATATGCTTACATGGTAAACGCCGCCTTATAAAGTCAATACAAGTGCATTCATTTAAAGTAGTATTATAACAACCATGCGAACCGCTAAATTGACCGCAACAATTTTCTTTATCAATATGTAACGGAGTGCATTCAGCTTTCCTTGCGCTTGCAATTCGTTTTTGCTGATCAATAGATTCATGAACTGTCGAATCCCATTTACCGAAATTCAT